ACAGTTGATGTCTCTAAGGGAAGAGGAATGGATTATTCCACGTTTAGTGTATTTGATGTTTCGGTGCAACCTTTTAAACAAGTTGCAACATTTAGAGATAACATGTTATCTCCTATGTTATTGCCTGACATGATAAACAAATATGTTAAACCCTATAACGAAGCATTAGTTATTGTTGAGAACAATGCAGAGGGTGGAATGGTTGCTCAACAGTTACATTATGATATTGAATATCCAAATGTTTTTGTCCAAGGAATGACAAAACAGGAAGATATCGGTGTCACAATGAACAAAAAGGTTAAAAGAATAGGTTGTTCGACACTCAAAGAACTCTTAGAAGAACACAGGTTGGAATTGTGTGACAGAGCAACTATAACAGAACTATTGACATTTGTTAACAAAGGTACTTCATATGAAGCTGCCAAAGGTTATCATGACGATATGGTTATGAACTGCGTATTATTTTCGTGGTTTGTAACAACAGAGTACTTTTATCATCTCACGGATTCACAGGTTAAAGACCTATTATATTCCGAACAACAGAAAATGATAGAAGATGACATGTTACCAGCAGGGGTTTTTGGAAGTGTTAAGGATGAAAACGAAAGTTTTGTCGACACTGAAGGAGATAGGTGGTTTATATCGTCCTAAATACAAGGTTCGTTAAGATTAATAAAGTTATAAATATATCAAGTAAAACAAACTTTTTACATTAACAGGAGAAAAGTATGGCATTTCAAGTATCACCAGGCGTACAAGTCAACGAAATTGACTTGACGAATGTTGTACCAGCAGTATCAAGCACAACAGGTGCATTCGCTGGTTCATTTCAATGGGGCCCTGTTGATGAAGTAGTTACAGTTTCAGACGCGAAAGGATTAGTAGAGAACTTCGGTTCACCTCTAAACACGGACTCTGCAGCAGAAGACTTCTACACAGCAGAATCATTTCTAAAATACGGTTCATCATTAAGAATCGTTAGAGTAAACTCAACAGGAGTTTATAGTGCAAATGGAGCAGGTGCATCAACATCATTATTAAAAAATTCAACAGACTATGTTGCTTCTTATCAAGCAGGTTCATTAGCAGGAACAGTCGGAAAGTTCATCTCAAAATTTGCAGGAGATAAAGGAAACTCATTAAAAGTTTCAGTATGTGCAAGTTCAGATGCTTACTTTAACGATGCAGTTACTACAACTAATGCTACCGAGTCAGTTGGTCAAACAACAATTTCAGTTACAGCATCAAATGTATTTTCAGTTAGAGACTTAATTAAGTTCGCTGGACATACAACAATGTATAGAGTATTAACTCTGCCAGATGCAACTTCGATCACAGTTGAAGCAGTTGGTCAACCAGCTGGTTCAGGTCTTACAAGTGCAGTTGCAGATGCATCTAATATCGATAGATATTGGGAATTCTATAACTCATTTGCAAAAGCTCCAGGCAAATCACATTCTGCTACAGTAGCAGGTGTCGGTGATGATGAAGTTCATGTTGTAGTCGTAGACGAAGATGGAGTGTTCACAGGAACACCAAACACAGTGTTGGAAACATTCGGTTTCTGTTCACTTGCATCAGACTCAAAAGACCCACAAGGTGCTTCTAACTATTACAAAAATGTATTAGAAACACAATCAGAATATGTATATTGGTCAGGTCACTCAACAGCAATGCTTGCATCTGCTGGTGAAACTAGAACAATTGCACAATCAAGTGGAACTGCTTTCTTAAGACCTTCTCTACATGAGAACACATCACTAAGTGGTGGTGCAAATGGAAGACTTTCAACTGCTGGTCAAAAACACGGTGCATGGACAACTCACTTCGGTGATGCAGAACTTGTAGATATCTCTTTCCTACTTGTCGGTTCTTCAAGAACAGATGACGGAAGTGGTACAGAACAAGACCTTCTTGCAGACTGGACAACACTTACAAATCAAGCAATACTATTATGTGAAGCAAGAAAAGACTGTATGACAATCATCTCTCCAAGAAGAGCAGATGTTGTTAATATATCTTCAGAATCAACTGCAACTGCAAATGTTATAACAACATGTAACACTGCAAGTTCATCTTCATATGCAGTACTAGACTCAACATGGGTTTATCAGTACGACAGATTTAACGACAGATACGTTTACATACCTGCGTCATCACACACTGCTGGAATTATGGCAAGAAGTGATTTACAAAGAGATGCATGGGTATCACCTGCTGGATTCTCAAGAGGACAATACCTAGGTATAACTAAACTTGCATTGAATCCTAAACAGGCATCTAGAGATGACCTATACAGAGCAAGAGTTAACCCAGTTGCAACATTCCCAGGCCAAGGTACAATCTTGTTTGGTGATAAAACTGCATTAACAGTACCTTCTGCATTTGACAGAATCAATGTAAGAAGATTATTCATAGTCTTAGAAAAAGCAATCGCAACTGCAGCTAAAGCTCAGTTATTTGAATATAACGATTCGTTCACAAGAGCACAATTTAGAAGTGCAGTAGAACCTTTCTTAAGAGATGTGAAAAACAGAAGAGGTTTAACAGATTTCTCAGTAATATGTGATGAGACTAACAACACTGATTCAGTGATTGATAGAAACGAATTCGTATGTTCAATATTTGTGAAACCTGCTAAATCAATCAACTTTATTACTTTGAACTTTGTCGCTGCCAGAAGCGGTGTCGAGTTTACTGAAGTATACAGTGCAGTTTAATATTAGGAGTATATAAATGGCAACAATAGACCAATTCAAAGCACAATTAATCGGTGGCGGCCCAAGAGCTAACAGATTTAGAGTGTTCGTACCTCGTTCAGGCAACAACATAGAATTACTTGCAACAGCAACATCGATGCCTGCTTCAACAGTTGCAGAGATTACAATTCCTTTCAGAGGAATGAATCTTAAACTTGCTGGTGACAGGACATTTGATGCATGGACAGTTAGTATCATTAATGATATTGAGTTCTCTTCAAGAACTGCTTTAGAAGCATGGCAACAAGATATTGCTGGTTACGGTGATTCAGCAGCTGCTACTAATAACGATTACTTAGTATCAAGAGCATTTGTAGAACAACTAGGTAAAGATGACTCAGTTCTAGCGAGATATGAATTCTTTAACATGTTCCCAACATCAATAGGAGAAATAGCATTAGAAACTGCTGAAGCTTCAGGATTGGAAACATTTGAAGTAAGTTTCTCATATTCTCACTGGGAAAGAGTAATCTAAGACAATTTTAAGTGAAATTAACCCTTTTAAGGTGTTATAAATAATAGTATGGAAATATTTGGATTTGAAATATCTCGTAAGAAAGACGAGTTAAGAGCAGTAGAGACACCGAACGCAAGTTCGTTTGTCCCTCAAGTGGACGATGACGGCACTCCCGTCATTAGTCAACAGGCAGGATTTATCGCAGGAGGTGCTTATGGTGCCTATGTCGATATGGAAGGTGGTATCAAGAATGAGGTTGAACTCATTAGAAGATACAGAGAGACTTCCTTAGTACCTGAATGTGACGCTGCTATTGAAGACATTGTTAATGAGTGTATCACATCGGATAGTGCCGATAGGATTGTAACACTTGACCTCAGAGACCTAAAACTCTCAGATGGTATTAAGAAAAAGATACAGGACGAGTTTTACACAATCCTATCACTAATGAAGTTCAATCAGAACTCTCATGAAATATTCCGAAAATGGTACGTTGATGGAAGGATTTACTTCCATAAAGTCGTTGACTCTAAAAGATTAAAACAGGGTATAGTTGACATTAGAGCAATTGACCCTCTTAAAATCAAGAAAGTTAGAAACATCGAGAAAGATAAAAAGAACGGTGTAGAGATTATTAAAAAGATAGAAGAGTTTTATGTTTTTAATGACAAAGGTTTTGACAAGACAGGTGCTAACGAAGGTGCAACTGTTAAAATTGCTCCCGAAGCAGTAACATATACTACTTCAGGGCTCCTTGACTTCAACAAGAATGCAGTCATAGGATATATGCATAAGGCATTGAAGACTGCAAATCAGTTATCAATGATGGAAGATGCACTAGTGATCTATAGATTATCTAGGGCTCCTGAAAGAAGGATATTCTACATAGACGTAGGTAACCTTCCAAAAGCAAAAGCAGAACAGTATCTTGCAGACGTTATGAATAAGTATAGAAATAAACTTATCTATAATGCAGATACAGGTGAAATCAAAGATGACAGAAAACATATGAGTATGTTGGAAGATTTTTGGTTACCAAGAAGAGAGGGTGGAAGAGGAACAGAAATATCTACCTTGCCAGGCGGACAAAACCTTGCAGAAATTGATGACGTAGAATACTTCAAGAAGAAGTTATACCAATCATTAAATGTTCCTAGTTCTAGAATGGAGTCAGACAACGGATTCAATATGGGTCGTTCATCTGAAATTTCTAGAGACGAACTTAAGTTCAATAAGTTCACTAACAGACTTCAGAAGAAGTTTGCTAGAGTGTTTACAGATATCTTAAAGACTCAATTGGTTCTTAAAGAGATTGTAACTGGAGAGGAGTTTGATAAGTATAAAGACTACATTCAATACGACTTTACTGCAGACAATCACTTCACAGAACTGAAAGAACAAGAGATATTGAAAGAGAGATTGGATGCCCTTCAGAGTGCATCAGAGTACGTTGGACAGTACTTCTCACAAGAGTACATACGAAAGTATGTCTTGAGACAAACAGAAGAGGACATCAAGATAATTGATGACCAAATAAAGGCAGAGAAAGAAGCAGGAATTGGTCAAGATGACGATGACGGTGGATTCTCACAGTATTAGGAGTAAATTATGAGTATAGCAAAAGACATTGTTGACACTATTGAAAAAGGTGAGTTGGTAGACGCCAAAGAACTCATCAACCAAGGAATTAAAGAGAAGGCTGCAAATGCAGTTGATTTTAAAAGAGTGGAATTACAAGTGGATTGGATGGCTAGTCCCGAAGAACACACTGGAGTGTAAATGAAAAGTTTTTCACAAATTAGAACAGAATTAAACGAGGCAAAATTCAAGTTGCCTAGTGGCTCTAAGTTGTTGAAAAAGGACACTGCAAAGGTTGGTTCTAGTAAGGTAGATGTTCATTTTGTACAGAACAAGAAGAACAAAGTAGATATTTACTTAGATGGTATGTTGTTTGGTGAAGACCCTTACAAAGACTTGAAATCTGCTGAAAAAGAATTTAAAGACATGAAAAATTTGATGATGAGTATGGGTGAAGAAATTACACTAGAGGACATAAGAAATGAAATTAATAGCTGAATTTAACGAGGATATTGCACCGATTATTACCGAATCAACAAACGGTAAGAAAGATTACTTCATTGAAGGTGTTTTCATGCAAGCTGACATCAAAAACCGTAACGGTAGAGTCTATCCAAAAGAAATAATGGAGAAAGAAGTAAATCGTTACAACAAAGAGTTCGTTGAGAAGCAACGTGCTTTCGGTGAGTTGGGACACCCTGAAGGGCCAACCATCAATCTTGATAAAGTATCACATCTTATCCAATCATTGACTCTAGAAGGGTCAAACTATGTTGGTAAAGCAAAGATTTTAAGTACCCCTAATGGTGAGATTGTAAAAGCTCTTATCAATGATGGTGCGAAATTAGGTGTATCATCTAGAGGTCTAGGTTCACTAGAACAAAAAGGTAATGCACAATATGTTAAAGGCGATTTTCAACTTGCAACTGCAGGTGATATAGTCGCTGACCCATCCGCTCCTGAGGCATTTGTCGAAGGTATAATGGAAGGGGTTGAGTGGATAATGGGAACAAATGGGGTGTTAACTGCCGTTCAAGCAGAAGACTTCCAAAGAACCCTTAAATCTACACGACTAAATAAGTTAGAAGAAACTAAGTTAAATCTATGGAAAAGGTTCGTTGAGAACCTCTAACATATAAATAAATTAAGTAGTTCATTAAGAATTAATAACAGGAGTAAAAAATGGCAGATTTAGAAAACAACCTAGAAG